TTCGTGTAGCAATCCTATTGAGTTATATAGAAACCGTATTCGTAGGAAAAAGAAGGGTGTTTTAGAACCCATAGCAAGAATGTCTAATATCCATAGTGTAATCCGTTGTAAAACCAACGAGTGTAAATTATGCTGTCTGGATAGGGACATCAACGCTTCAAAAAACATATTATGGTTGCTTCTCAATCAGTATAGAGGAGAAGAAAGACCAGTATGTTTCAAACCAGCAAAAATTGGCGTTATACCTCGCAAGAGTGATAAGCGACCAAAGGCGTGCGATTCGCCATTACAACCTTGTTGATTTATTTTTACGGATATTTTGTTCCGTTTTAAATTACCAAGGGTGTAATGGTATGAATAAAAAATCTGGTCCCATAATATGTTGTACCGTATAATCTATATCAATAAGATTTTGAAACAGTGATTTTGTATAGTCCATATCAACGCGCCCCGTATGATCAGCCCATACCTCCATTGCGATTATTGGACGAAACCGCTTAATTGTTTCCATAGCTCCTCGGATAACGTTTACTTCATAACCTTCCACGTCTATTTTCATAAAATCCAAACCGGATAAATTCATTGCGTCTATAGTAGTTAATTGTACTTTCACTTCTTCTTGTGTTTCTCTTAACCACTGTGGTTTTCCGGTTGGATTATTTGATAATCCAGAACCGCCAGGATTATCGCCCGGTATCCAATTATATTTTACTTCATCGAAATTATACGATAATCCGCAATTTGAAATAATGACATTGCTCAAGTTATTAGCTTCTACATTTTTAGTTAATAATTCATTACTTGTTGGTAATGGCTCGAAAGCATACAATGTTTTACATAATTTTCCCAATTTAATAGTATGGGAACCTATATGACAACCGGCTTCAATTACAATACTATCTTCATTTACATATTTTTCAAATACACGGTGTAAATGTGGTTCCCATATTGTATTTTTTCTCAATGATTGAGATATTGGACAATTTGAATAAACGTTAAAATATGCCGACTTTTCATTATGATATTTGTCAACACAAATTAGTTCCTGCATAAGAAAAGAATAGACGTTTTTTTATATGAATTTTACATAAAAATAGAATATTTCACACTAGATATTGTTGTTCAAAGATATTTCATTCATATAATATCCACTTTGATTGGCAACGTAGATAAGTATATGCACGATACCAACTATACATCCTTTTGTTTTTAGAGATACACTATTATCTAGTACTGAATATACAGAATCACTTGTATAATAACGCCAAGGCGTGTACACAAACAACAACCAACTATACACCCATACATAACTGTACCATAACGTATACGAATTGAAATCATATTTTTGTTGTGTATTGAAATAACATAGGATGAGATAAGGGACGGAATGATTGATTTCGCAATGAAATGTTTGCAATTCGGTAATTAAAGTCTTTGTTTCCGCATCATCTTTATCTTTCATCGCAAAAAAATTAATTGTAATATGATATGCAAAACAAATAATAAATTGAACATTATAACATATAGGAAGTGCCGGCGGGTAAAAATAAAATAAAAAATTTGCAATATGTCCCGTATCTGTTAATCGAATCAAATGTTTCCATTTATATAATCTTGGAATAGGATACAAAAATGAATAATGATAATAATAATTCGCAGAAAATGCTTTCAAAAAAATATATAATGATAAAATTGGATTGTATACACTATATATTCCACATACACATATAATGTAGACTCCATTTTTTATGATAACATCATAAGTATTCATTCATATACATATGTAAAAATCTTTATGTTATTTTTTTTGTTTAAGAAGGAGGCAATGGAGCCAAACACATTCTTATTTCTCCCAAAGAAGCTACGTCATATTTGACAATCAAAGGCAAATCATTTCCCAAATACATTTCCAAATGACTACATAAAGGTGTGCATTTAATAAAATGGCTCAGGCTTTTCAATGAGAATTCTCCCTGAATAATCACAGAAGCATCGGACTTTTGTAAAAACTCCATATTTCCACCTGACTCACTACGGAATATACGCGAACTTGCAAAATTTCCATCGCAAGAAAATACTAAATCATTACCTACTGATTTTATCTCAATACGATCAGATATACCATTCAAATCGCGAATAATTTTTTGAAAATCAGTAGTTGGTAAATTAATCACGGTGGAGTATTCTACGTCGGGTACCACCAATTCTTCTACATCTGGTTCAATCAACCGCAATTTTTGACTATAGCATTGTTTAATATCTCCATTATCATATTGCAAACCAAGATGGGAAACAATGCCTTCGTGATAATCATCTTTATCGATATACATAGACAGAGTATCGTCATTTGACATCGTCGAAATAACCTTAAATAAATGAAGAGTATTGGCACATACAATTATTTTTTCTGGATCGCATTTATAATATTCAAATTTACTTGCGTGCAAACCTACATTTACCAATATAGTATGTGTCTTATCAAAATTAATTATTTTCATACCATCTTTGGTAAATGTAATAGTTGCATCGGTTAAAACATCTTTAATGGCGGTTATCATATTTCGTATGGGCTGAATTTGGACAGTTTTAATTGTCAATACATTGTTTTCCTCATTCATTGCAAATTATAATTAGTTCACCGCGTTTGTTTTTATATTTTATTTGAATAAAAGTATATTATTCAAATACAATTTATTTTTTCTTCGTTTTATTCAAATTACATCTATTTGCCTTTCGACACGTTTTTTTTGCCAGTTTCAAAGCAAGGCTATCGTTCTTACATTCTTTTTCTAAAATATGATAATCTACCATACCCGCTGGGCCTCCTGTTATTGCACTACCTAATCTTGCAACTCCCCAAGACTCTGCGGTTTGATTCGGACGAGAACCAGACGAATAGTATGCGCCCATTCCTTTGTTAATAATTTTACGCAATCCTTTTTGCGAACATTTCGTTTTTTTTACTAAAGCGTCGTTTACTTTTAATTGATCAATATTATAGATTTCTTTCACATTCATTATATGTTTAGACATTTTGCTACGAAATGTCTTTACTTTAGGACGCTTACTATATTTACCATTTTGATACATTTTCCGGCTCTTTATTATATTTTTTTTTTGTATATTTCTATCTTCATTACTCAATACTTTAGGAATATACCTTTGAGGAATGGACATTTGTAATATATTATAATATTCTAATATTATAATATATTTATTTAGTATATAATATGACAACGAAATTGAATACAGAAAATTATACTCAACTCAATACTGATATTGCCACTCTATTTAGAACTGGGTTATACTCAGGAGTTGCCATAACTTTATACGCTGACGAAGCAGGAACAAGTGTGTTTTTATATAACGGATCGACAATTGAGCGTAAAAAAGTTTCAAAGGCGGTTAAAACCGCACCGTATACTGATAAAAATACGGGGGAACTGATAAAGGCAAATATCAATATTTCATTTGACGACGGTACATCAAGTATTTGCACAGATGATATCGATAGTTGTTGGTATAAAGTAGAGGGCATTGCGGTTCAACGTAGACGATTCTAACCAAATTATTATTTCATAAATATTATGCTTTGTATACTATTTATTCTCTTGCAATTACCATCTTGTTATTGATTTCCTTCAACATTCCTATTTTTAATAATTCAGTACCTAATTCAACCGCACGTTGATAACTATCATAATCATACACCTCGTTTGTTTTCGAATTTAAAACGAACTGAACACCATTTTCAGTTATTTTTTTCCCTTTCCAATTTATTTTTTTGGCGTCTAATCCGCCCTTGTCTTGTTTATCTTTTTCAAAAGATGGATAAGATGAAAAATCGTTAGATTCGACTTTACCAAATCCATAACACACTAGCTGCTCTTCCGATTTCTTATTTGTATTACCATATAAATTACAATCTACAGCGGACTCTTTTATTGCTGTTAATATTTGATTATTAATACGCTGCTTCACACTCGCTAATTCATACAACGACTCGTCTGTCGTTATTGGTGTCTTTTTATCTATTTTGCTTGTATCGCGAATGATCAATTCAATGTGTTTTTCATTTTTTTTCTGTTTCTCACTCAATGTTGCTACATACAAATAAATTTTTACATTCCGCAATTCTTCGGGTAAGTCTTCGTGGCTACATATTCTTCTAGCTCTTCCTACAACTTGCTCTACGCGTACCATATGCCAATACGGTTCTACTATATGCACAAATCGTGTGTTTTTTAAATTAATACCTTCGGCGCCAGAGGACGTAATCATAAACACTTTGATGACGTTTCCATATACATTATCCTGTGCAATATTATTCAAGCTGTTCGTAATGGTTGTTGGTACATATTCCCACATACTATTATAAACATTTCTTATGATTTCCTTTTCTTCTGCCGTTTCGGTGCCAGTATACAACACAAATTTGGGTTTCCCTTTATCTTGTTCTTCCTCTACTAATTCCCAAATATTATCGGTACGCTTGATTTTAAATTCAGCGTACCCGTTTGCTAATAATATTAATCGCAAAATCCCGATTCCTTCCATTGTTCTAAAATGACTATACACTAAGTGTAAACCATCATTATCCGGATTCGAAATATTCTCCAATATTTTTGCGAATTTTGGACTATACGTAGTCAACTCTTTCTTCGATAAATATAACTGTTCGTTATTATCACCAATCGTATTCAAAGCTTCCAACGCATTTTCAATTCGTTTTGAATACTTTTCTTCTTCATTTTCATCTAATTTGTTATCTGCACCCTCATTTTCTAAAGTAACCTCAGTTTCGTCGCGCGTTGTGTTTAATACAATATCCACTATATCTTCGGACGTTTCCTGGTCGTCTTTCAAATTAGGAATCGGACGATCGATTCCCGAAGGAAATGTGAAATTACAAGCTGCTCGTGAAAATATACGATACGTTGAAGATATCGTAAACATATCATCATCTCCCGGTTTTTTCATTCGAGTCATTTTCTTTGCTTTCGATTCTTTATCGCTTTCTACTTTACGTATTTTTTCGTACAAACTGAATTGATGGTCCGTCATCTCGATTTTTTCAATATGGTAAATATCTCCTTCTTTTGTCTTTACATAACTTGGCAATAATTCTTCCTGCGCACTTCGGAAATAAGAGGTCAACCCTAATATGCGGCGCTGAAATAAATTCAAATTAATTGCATTTCCAGTATCCACGTCTACGAACGATTTCAAAAAAGAATCGGTATCGTCGGGTAATGATTTATTGCGGATTTCTTTTATTTGTTGTTCCATTATATTCATTTTATTTTTTTTCAACACTTCTAACACCAACCTCAAAAAGTCGCTATCTGTAATATTGCCATTATCGTCCAACTTAACCCCATTATATTTGTCAAACAATTCATTGTCTCCCCCTTTCATTTTCTCCGTCTTGTTTACTGCTGGTTTTTGTTGTTTGCGAGTTCCTTTTAATACGCCTCTTTTCTTTGTATTCACAAATCCATAAGGGTTTCGGGTGATGTGTAATTGGTTGTCGCTATATTCAAGATAATCGTATGTTTTCATACCCTCTTTATCCAGCATTTTTTGAATGGTATCTGCATTTAATTTTTCATTTCGGTCCCATTTTATTGGGATAGTCCACGTTGTAATGTATCCTCTCAATAAATTATACAAAATTCCGATTTCATTCGGGTAATTAATAATCGGCGTACCTGTTAACAAAACCACCTTGGCATTCTTTGCACTCATAATATAATCATACAATCGATAAGAAATCGATTTGGGCTGTTTAATCTTATTCACGATTCGACTTACAAAATTATGTGCTTCGTCAATCACGATGACTGAATTATCAAATGGATTACGCGTATAATCTCCTGAAATAAGTTTCATTTTAGTTTCATTCATTCCATTGTAGTTAATATCAGTGTATTTACTGCGAATCATTTCATTTAATTGTTCGTCCAATAGTTCCTTTTCGTGTGGTTCCAACAATTCATAATTAGCCTCTTTGTTTATATTTACTAACCAAGCTCCGCGGTGATTATGAATGAATTGCGTAGATAGCGACAATGCTTTAGATAATATAGCCACGTACTCTGGTTTACCCTCAATACTTACAAATTCCCAAAATTGATTCTTTTTATACATCTCATCGCCACATTTTTTCATTTCACTGAAAAAATTCATTTTTAACGAAGCGGGAGTCATCACAAACACCCGTTTATGCGTTTTCATACCCTCTGCTATAGCAATGGATGTACACGTCTTACCCGAACCAAGACCGTGATATAACAATAACCCGCGATAAGGAGTATATATATTTAAATAATCGCGCACAACCTTCTGATGTGTAAGTAAATCAAACACTGTGTTTTTATTGTTATTTCCGCAAGATATTTTATCCTGATTATCCAACAACTCTTTTTGATAAGGTTTGAATAGCTGCGTCAGCTTTTGAATGAAAATTTTGCGATTATTCATATAATAACTCGACGCTTTTACAATAACCTTTTCTTTTTCACTAGGTAAACGGTCTGCGACTTTTTGCGTTCTAATTATAGCTTGCGTCAAATCAATATTATTGACTTCGTCTTTATCGTCTTGTTGTGTTATCTTTATTTTTCTTTTTCTACCCGGTTTCTTTTTCTCAATTACAACTTCGGTTGCCTCTTCGGTTGCCTCTTCTACGTTTCTATCTAACCTTTTTTCCAATTCTTCTGCTGCTTTTTTTGTTTCTACTGGATTATGTATAATCAGTTTTCTTGTCGGGGTGGATACACGACTTTGTTTTTCATTTTCTATATTTTGATTCATTGATTTCACTTCTAAATTTGATTGAATTCGGTTTAATATCATATTGCGATTTATATTGCTTGTTCTCCGACGATCGAGAATAAAGAGATCCTCCTTTTCATTTTCGGTTGCTTCTTTAACTAGATTTTCATTATCAATACCATCAACCATTTTTTCTTCTTCATTCGATACTGTAATATTATCTTGATTTTTTAACCTAATGTTCACTCCCTTAAATGAAACAGGCACTGGTTTTTTTTCAAGTTTGTCTAAAGGTTGGAATATTTGGGGATCTTCTCCGTACATATTGAAATTGAATATATTTTATAGGGATATAATATATTCATTCTCTTTGTTTGCTAACTTTTATTTGTCTATCAGGATATGCCGGGATAATTTTTTTATCACTTTATTATCTAATTTGATTTGTTCATTTCCAATATCACCTAATATATTTCTCATCATATTCACACAAAAATCATATTTGGGATGTTCCCCATTGTCGCTTTCTGGATGCTGTTTTCTCCAAATAGGTACGAATGCATAATTGTGCTTTGCTACACAACCTATCATTTTATGCAATTTTGAATTTTCAGGAGTATCTTTACTCCATTCGTTATTGTCTTTGATGTACATTGTTTCCCGTTTTAGATCTGTACAATGAACCGGCCGTTTGGTTACGTCTAATTCTTTAATGCGAGACAAAATCAGATCTGTCATTCCGGACACATATCCGTTTTTGCCAATGTTCTCAATGTCCTTTACATTTATATTCATATTTTCAATAAATTCTGACATGTTCATCGCGTCCTTACACGTTGTATTCAAGAAAAAATTCAAATTAAATTTTTGATTGTTATTTGTTGTATTGTTAATTGTTTTTCCATCTTTGAATGCATCTAATAATTTTATTTGCATATTCATATTCTGTTCATTTGTTTTAACCAATTGATTTTGCGTATCCTGCAATCGTTTTGATTGTTCAAACAATAAGTCTTTGAAATCTTGGTTTTGTTTAATAAGGGCTACTATATTATCGGATTCAACTTCATCGGGCATATCGCGTTTTACTGAATAATTATCTTCGTCGCTATCATACGCCCCTCTGCATTTTTTTTTATGATACCATAAACTATTTCTTGCATTAAATAACTTATTACACAACCCACATATGAGTTGTGTATTTTTGTTGGATTTTTTGTTCAATATTGTTCGGGTTTGATGTTTTCGTGTGGAAATATGTTTAGTATAGTCTCGTTTACTTACGGTATTGTAGTTGCATATTTTACATTCATAGGATTGTGTATTATAGATGGACATTTTTGTTCTAAATGTTCTATACTTATAGAACATAAAAGTCCACAAGCTTTTTTAAAAATAAATAATAAAAAAAAAAAGTATGCAGTTAAATTGGAATTATTTATTTTGCATTGATAGCATAAAGCTTTAAATGAAAAAATGTGTTTTTTTTTCCAAAAGACTTCATTTCAATTTCTAAAAAAGGACAAAAATAAATGTCCTTTTTTGAAAATCCCAATGAAGTCTTTTCCGAAAATTTTAACATTTTTTTGAACATATATTAAAGAATTATATTGATATATATGTATT